ATAGATTCTACTGGCGGTTTTGCTAACCAATTCTTGTGGTTACGTGGTGGCATAAACATTTCTCCTTTTACAATGTTATTTAATATATAATAACACAGAAAAACGTCTAAGTCTAATTGATTGTGAATATACTCTAATAGTTTAAAACTATTATTCGGGTACGTGAACTATTTTGATTTCAGTTGCGACAGGCTTGCCGTTGTGATCGTCTAACTCGTATTCAACTATCATTTCCTGTACAACTTTTTTGATCCCTGCTTTTTTAAATTCAGAAATGTGTACGAAGATATCTTGTTGTCCATCTTCGCGACCAATAAAGCCATAACCTTTTACATGATTGTAAAATTTTAATTTGCCCTGTATTGCCATGTCTTGCCCTTCTTAAAGTATATAAGGCGTAGAAACAATTCCCACGCCCTATACATTATTTATTACATATTATTTTTTTTGTCTTGGATTTCAGCTCGCTTTGCTTTAGCAAGTTTACCCATTTCACCTAGAGCTTTTCTTGCTCTTGCGGCAGACGCTTTTGTTCCACCTTCGAACTTTTCGTTCTCAGCTAGGTATGATTCGTATTGAGCAACAATCTGCTCGTGTATTGATTCTGACATCTTCTTCTCCTATTTAATTGGCTAACTTTATGCCGGTTGTTGATTCAATGTATTGGTCTGCCATTCCTTTTTCAGTTTTAGCAATAAACACAATAGTAGTTAGATTAATATCTATTTCACTATCACGCCCAACAGTAAAAGTAAATGGCACCATGCCAATACCTTCTTTGGTTCCTGTAAGAGCCATTGGCTTCTTAACTTTCATTGAATCTGATTCTTTCTTTACCAAGCGAGCAATAACTTCCTCACCTGCTACAGTCTTAAAACTAATTGTGTCGCCTTCTTTATATGTATTTTCAATCATCATGATATGGAATGTCCTGTTCCGTTAAATCCAGTGTCTTCAATGTAACTAAGTAATGCTTCGTAGCCACCTACATGTTGTCCTCTTAAAAAGACCTGCGGTGCTGTTCTTGGAGCAGGTAATCCTTTTGATTCAAAGAGGGCCATTAATTCACTTGGTTGAATATCTTCTCCAAGCGTTTTTACAGTATACTTAATTTGTAATTTATCTAATAGTGCTTTTGCCTTTACGCAACTCGGACAAGCCGGTTTGCTAAAGACGATGTTGTCTTCCGTCATAAACTAAATCCTTTCAATACGTCTTCGTCTACATCTTGTTTAATTCCACCAATGATATAAGACTCTACTTCAGTCTCTTGCGGAGCAACTTGTAAACCTGATGAGCTTAACCAATGTTGTGTCCACGGTAGTGGATTATTGTTAAGCGGACGATCGTACAAGGTCTTATAGCCTAGTGCTTTTAGTCTTTTGTTAGCAATGAACTCTACATATTGATGTAGCAACTCTTCATTCAATCCAATGATTGCTCCATCTTTAAATAGATAGTTAGCCCATGCTTTTTCTTCATCAACACAAGTGCGCCACATCTCTTCAATTTCAGTTTCGCACTCTTTAGCAATTTTAGCAAAGTCTGGATCGTCTTTACCTTTGATCCAATTCTTTAGTACCTGTGTTGATAAATTTAGGTGTGTTGCTTCATCTCTTGCAATTAATGAAATAATCTTAGCAGACCCTTCCATCATTTTAGATTCAGCAAAGGAGAACGTACAAGCAAACGATACATAAAAACGTAGTCCTTCAAGGATGTTTACATTCATCATCGCAAGGAATAGTTTTTTCTTTACTTCATATATACTGCCTTCTCCTCTATGGAAGTAAGCATCTGCTAATTCAGTAAAGGCATCATAGTTTTTAGTAACTGCTGTTGCTCTCTTTAAAATCTCTTTGTCATCAAGAATAGTATCAAATACTTCACTTGGATCTGGATACACATTTTTCATAATGTGTGTATATGAACGTGAATGAATTGTTTCAAAGAAGTCCCAAGTAACAATACATCCTTCTAGTTCAGGTAACGATACGTAAGGCAAAAATGCTAGGCTTGGCCCACGTCCTTGTACACTATCTAATAGTGTTTGATATTTTAAGTTTGAAGTAAAGATATGCTTTTGTTCTGGACGGAAGTTAGCAAAGTCTGCTCTATCTTTTTGTAAACTTACTTCCTCCGGTCTCCAAAAGTAACCTAGCATAGTTTGGTTAAGTTTATCAAACTCTGGAAACTTAAACACATCATAACGTTGTGTGTTTTGATCCGGACCAAAGAACATATGTGCTTTGGTGAAGTCTACTTTTTCTTGATTGAATACTGTTTTTGCCATTTTCTACATTTTCCTCTTCATGTCTTGCATACTATACAGTCGTTAACATATAATGTCAACCCCTAAATAGCGCATGCCTCACAATGTTCGTCGTACTCTTCATCAGTACCGTTGAACTCTGTTCTAGCAAGTGGTTCTTGTTTTGTTTCGTCTACTATATCGCCATCACTCTTATAATCATAAGTGTTTTGATAGTATGAAGTTTTCCATCCATACTTATACGTATTCAGTAAATCCTTCATCATAACGCTCATTGGCACTTCATTATCTGGGAAGTGCGTAGGATTGTAACTCCAGTTGCCGCTAATTGCTTGATCAAAGAACTTCTGCATAACTGATACAATATTAATGTACCCTTCGTTACTAGGCATTTCCCAAAGCAATGTATAATGATTCTTTAACGTATTATACTGCGGAACAACCTGTTTAAGAGGCCCTTTCTTCGACTTCTTAACGGACAAGTATCCTCTAGGAGGTTCGATTCCGTTGGTAGCGTTCGACACAACGGAACTACTCTCTGAAGGCATTTGTGCGGACAATGTGCTGTGCCTAAGGCCGTGCTGTTGTATGTCCTTGCGTAAAGTATCCCAATCATATTTTAATTTAAATTTTCCTAGCTCATCGACTTCTTTTTTGTAAGTATCGATTGGCAGTATGCCATCACTGTATTTAGTACGGTTAAAGTAATCACATGCTCCACGTTCTTCTGCTAATTTGTTTGATGCTTTTAACAAATAGTATTGGAATGCTTCTGTTAGGTCATGTACTAGTTTCCATGCCTTAGGATCATGATATTGTACTTGATTCTTTGCTAGGTAATGTGCTAGTCCAATGTAGCCTATGCCCAATGAACGTCTTGCTTTTGTACTAATCTCTGCCGCCTTAATTGGATAGCGTTGATAGTCAATAATTTCTTCTAATGCTCTTACTGCTAGTTCACACAAGTCTTCTAAGTCGTCTAGATCTTTTAGTGTACCTACATTAATAGCACTAAGGATACATAATGCTATTTCACCTTCTTCATCATCAATATGATTAAGTGGCTTAGTTGGTAGTGTAATCTCTTGACACAAGTTACTCATATACACCGGGTCTTTAAATGAGCTGTGTGTATTACAGTGATCAACATTCATAATATAAATGCGTCCTGTTTCAGCACGTTCTTTAATTAATGCTGAGAATAGTTCCATAGCTGGAATAGTTTTCTTTTTAATGCTTGTAGCACGTTCGTACTTTTCATATAGCTCTTGGAACACTGCTGGATCACCAAAGTATGCTTCATACAATCCTGGCACATCGTGTGGCGAGAAAAGAGTTATGTCTTGTTGAGTTAATAACCTTTCATACATTGTTTTGTTAAGTTGAATTGAATAATCTAACTTACGTACACGATTGTCTTCAGTACCTTTGTTGTTTTTAAGTACAAGGATGTCTTGAATTTCTTGATGCCAAAACGGGAAGTGTGTAGTAGCACTGCCGCCACGTACACCATTCTGTGTACAACAACGTACAGTTGCTTCAAACTTCTTTAGGAACGGGATGAGTCCTGTGTGTGCAACTTCTCCTCCTCGGATTTTTGCGTTGACTCCTCTGATACGTCCTGCGTTAATACCGATACCAGCTCTTTGAGCTGTGTATCTACCGATGGACATGTCCGACGCAAAGATCGAATCAAGTGTGTCGTCACTGTCAACGAGAACACAAGAGGCAAACTGCCTAACTGGAGTACGCACTCCGGCCATGACCGGCGTTGGGATATTGATTTTAAAAAGTGAGGTCGAGTCATAGTATCTCCTTACATAATATAACCTATCTTCTTGTGGATAGTTAGCGAATAGTGTTGCCGCAATCATCATATACATGTGTTGTGGAGTTTCAAAAATTTGTCCTGAACTTCTATCCTGACATAGGTACTTGTCAACTACCTGACGCAGACCTGCGAAGGTAAAGTTCTCATCACGCTTGTGATGAATGTATGAATCTAGTTTAGCAAACTCTTCGTCAGTGTAACTGTCTAGTATAGCACTATCATATACACCACGTTCAATATTTACTTTAATCATTTCTTTAAGTGATATCTTATCAAAACTACCATATACATCTTTGTATACTCCGTATGCTAACAAACGTGCCGCCGCATACTGATAGTTTGGATTCTCTAACGAGATTAAATCATTTGCTGATCTAACTAACAAGTCTTGGATTTGTGAAGTTGTCATACCTTCAGCAAATTGAATTCCTGCGTTCATTTGTATTAAGCTACTACTTACATTAGCAAGACCTTCGCATGCAAAGTTAACTACTTTATGGATTTTTTGAACATCTAATACTACTTTAGCGCCATCACGTTTTACAATATTGAGGTCTGATTTCATTATTTCTACTTCCTTTTTTT